AGAAGCAGATGACAAACTCAGTAGATGAATTCAGCTAGAGCTTGACATGCTGCCCTCTTGGTTTCTTCGCTAGGCTCAACGCCTGAGTAGCCGTATGCCCCATTGAAACCGTCTGTGAGAAGGCCAACGTATCTGTCATCCAATGGGCCATCAATTTCTGCAAAGAACTTGTCCTTTGCAGTTCCTTCGTCGCTTGCACCAACACTCTCAGAGATCGCCTTGAATCGCTGCAATAGCGAAACTGGATTGTTGTAGTAGCTCCTCAGCGTTCGGGACAGAAGGTTGGGGTCGTCGGCTCCCGAGCCTTTCAGCATCGCAGCCAGTTTGATCGCATCCCCGTCGCTACACAGGTCGGAGTAGTTGCAGTTGTTCGGCAGATCATTGGGGATGGTCAAACCTTGAAGTCCGCTGTGATTCATATAGTTATCCCCTTGGCCAACAAGAGCCCTTGCTACTGCAATAATGTTTGAGCCGGGATTCAGGTCAACAACCTTTTGAATCGGACCGAGCGCTGAAGCTAGGTCACCCGCCCATCCCGTCCACTTATCAGGAACGAGCGGATTGAGGTTGATGTAGCCCAGGGTTGTCACGCTCATATGCGGGATATCTACTGCACCACCTGCAGGGTCCGTCCATTCTTGTCGATCGGAGCGAATCCACTTATTCAAGGCAGAGATTATCTGGGACGCTTGAGTGTCATCTTCCAGCCTTTTCGCATCCGCCTCCCGATATGCTTCAGCTGCCGCGGACCACTTCGCGCTTCCCTTGAGGTAGACCGCTGATAGGTAGTTGAGAACACATCGCCAAGTCGGAATTTTGACCCAAGTAACGTATCTGCCGGATGTGATCGGATCCTTTCCGAAAGCGTAGTCCTTATAGACTACGCGCAATTCCTCAAACCGGCTCTCAAGCGCTTCGATCAGATCGAGAAAATCTAGAGCGTCGTAATTGACTGGCTGCGCGGGGCGCACCGACGAATCGGCTGACATGCGGCCCGAATATGCCACGCGGTCAAGATCCCATTTCCCCCGATATCCACTGATTTCGTGGAACTGATCAAATACCCAGTTGTCGGGGATCGGGAAACCGAGATTACCTGAGAATCCGGTAGACATGTCAGAGACGAATGATGCTACCGCGTATCCAGCCTGAGCTATCCGGGTGCAGATGTTTCGTGAGGCGTAGATACCCACTCGGTAGCCGCCGCCGAGGCTTTGCGTCACCGCCTTGAAGTAGGGCAGGATGCGGCTGGTCACCTGAGGATCTGTGGCATCGTAGTCAACGGCGAAGTAGATCACTGTAGGTGGAACACCAAGTCGTTGGGCAGCGTATTGGGCCTCTTTCGCATGACGGTGCCCATTTTCGACACTAAAGTACTTAAGTTCAGTTGAGTACTCTTGAAAAATTGGGAAATACTTCAGCCCATGACCAACGATTCGCTCTAGCTCGCCTGTCCGGAGCGCCTTGAAATAGTCTGCCTCAGACTTACTGCTTTGGTTGGGTTCACTGAGATAGCGACCTACGATCTGATAACCATCAGCCTTAAGATGTCCAGCAAGCTCGTCAGTGATCTCAAAGCGCGTATCGCAAGCCACACATGGCCGATTGGGGTCGCCTTTTGAAGTGAGCAGGCTCATCCATGTGGTGGGGTCGACCACCCCGGTCACTGGCAAGGCGTGTGCTTGCTGGAACTGCCACAGTGTGTTGCTGATTCCGCTGTTCCACGTGCTGGTCGGCAAAATGGAGTAGCCGTTGCAGACCAGATTCACAGTGGCTAGCCATACCCACTGGTTAGTGCCGCTACTAATTGTCCGTAGTTTGGAGCGAGTGCCTGCACCAAAATTCCCGGTTGCTTCGGCAGGTGTGTATCCTTCGATTGCTTGGAGGACCTGGATTAAAGCCGTGTTCATTTCACGCCCGTACAAGCCATCAGTGGGGATTATCCCTGTGTAGTTCTTGTACCCACGGTTAATCGCTTGCTGTGCCCGACGAATAGCTGGCTTGCCGCCGTAGGCAGAGAGTAATCGGAACTGTTTCATTGACAGAAGCACCATCATTAGTTCAACATCGACCGTTGCGCTCGTATCGCCAAGGCCAATATCGACTTTCATCTGGCAAATAGAGTCGGCCACGTGGTCGGTAAACTCAAGAGTGATGACACCGTATTCGGCTCGATATCCCTTACACCACAAGGCTCCTTGAATAATTCCATGAACATTGTCGAAGCCAGAAGTTTGAGTAATGCCGTTTGGCCAACGAGACTTGAATCGAGACTGTGTTCCAGAACCGAAATTGTTTGCCGTCGCTGTAATACCCAGCTCGATTTGCAGAGCGCGGATGAGTGCGTTGATTGTATCCCAGCCAGTGTTACCGGTTTCTTGGACTGAGCCGAACCCAGTTTTATTGCCGTAAGTCGAATTCAGCCACTGCTGAGTTTTCAGCACCATTTGATCTGCCATGATTCCTCCTTCAGAAATCAGTTGTTAACTCGAGGCAGGCGAACATCTGCCACGGAGGGATCCAGAACACCGGATGAGAAGCTCCGAGTTTTTACCCTCACCTGTACGTCACCGGGAAACCCGAATCCGGACGGGCAGAGCGAAACTTTGCGAGTTTCATCCCTCACTGGTACTGCCGACGAAGCCCGAAGTGTTAATACCCTGTTTGATTCGGGGACTTTGCACGCGGTTGGCCCCGCCCGCTGACCTGTCCGAGCGTCGTAGCGATCGAGAGGCCCCAACCCCCTCGCCAGCGCCGCGAGGTTCCCCCGTGTCTGCCGATCAGCACCGAGGTGCACATCTTTGAGGTTTCGCAACCTCGGCGCGACGTGGCGCAGGTTTCAGTAGGTGTAGACCCTCGGGGTCTGCCTCCACCGGTCGCCCTCGAGCGCCGACTGGCGGGAGTGGCACGGCTTACGCAAACTGCGGAGGTTGGCCTGGTCATGGGTGCCGCCTTGTTCCAACGGGATGACGTGGTGGACTTCCTGCGGAGGGGTGTACCGGCCAGCCGCGAGGCAGTCCTCGCACAAGGGGTGGGCGGTGATGTAGGCGGTACGAATCTTGCGCTGGCGGGCCCCATAACGTCGGTTGATCTTCGGGTCACGCTGCCGCTTGCGGTAGCGCTCGTCCTCCGCCTTGGCGTGGGCTTCACAGAAGCAGGCGTGGGTGAGGTTCGGGCAGTTGGGCTGGGAACATGGACGGGCAGGCTCGACCGGCATCACGCACCCCTTTCCCGGACACGGCAAAGCCCCAAGGCACCCAGCCGATGACCGGGCTTGCCCTGGGGCTTTTCCTACTTTTCAACCACCTACATCATTGCAGGCCCGAAACCCTAAATGCGTCCGCAGTTCTTGACACCTTTTGGCGGCTAGGTTCACGCGGCCCGCCCATACAGCGCCGACGCCAGCCGGGCGAGCGCCCGAGACTTCTTCTGGTAGGCGCTGGTGCGCTCCACGTAGAAGTGGTCACACACCGTCTGCACCGCATCATCCTGGGTATCGTCGCCGAGGAAGGATGCTTCGAGCACGAACCTGTCGTCGTCGGTGAGCAGCTGCCAGGCGGGCAGGAACCACGTCATGTACTCACGCGCCTGGGCGTATCGGGCGCGGTAGATGTCGATCCGATCCAACGTGGCCGCCACCCACATCTCCCCAGCATGCAGATCCGTGTGGCGGGGCATTCCGTCGAGTTTCGATGAGGCTGGGGTGGTGACGTCGTCGTAGGCGGTCTTGATCTGCTCGTCGGTGGTGTCGATGATCTGCTCCATCACGGCGAAGTCCTGCAATGCGCTGATGGCTGCTTTGCGGGTGTCGATGTATTTGGTCATTACATGCTGACGACTCCTTCCTGCTTATGGTTGTGAGTTCGGTGGCGACCGCGTCGATCAATGCGGCCTGGGTCATGTCCTTCGCCTCCAGCGCCTTGAGGACAGCTTGGTCGAGGGTGCCGGTGGCGGTGAGGTGGGTGATGGTGACAGACTCGGCCTGTCCTTGTCGATACAGCCGGGCGTTGGTCTGCTGATACAGCTCCAAGCTCCAGGTCAGCGAGAACCACACGAGCAGGTAGCCACCGGACTGCAGATTCAGTCCGTGCCCAGCCTAAGCCCACGGATATGCGCCGGAACCCTGGCCCAGGGCGCGTCGATCACCTCCATCACCACACGACCGTGGCCTTGTGCGATCACCCCACAACCCGGGCACCCCGCCAGCTGGTTGCACGACTCAACATCGAGTACCAGAGCATCTGGGGTGCGAGCCATGCCCATCAGATGGAAGCCCTCCAAACCGACGAGCAGAACACCCCGATCACAACGATCAAGCGACGCAGAGCAGCAGCAGGTAGGGTGAGACACCGCCCGAGGTCCTTGAAGACAGCGGGGGTAGAAGTCCGCTCATCATCAAGGACCTCGACCTCTACCCGCAACCCCCGACCAACACCCGCTCACCCACACTCCACTCGGAAGAGCCGGTTATCACCGCCCTCACGGGTGACACCTGCCACGTCGGCCAGCGCCATCAGGTCGTCGGTGTCGGCGACACGCACCTCGACGGTGGAGGCTTCGGAGCCGGGCAGGAGCACGGCCATGCGGTGCTGGGGGCGTCTGGTGCCGAAGATCGCGCGCAGCATCCGCCTGCTGGGGCGGATTTCTTTTGCAGCGAGTGCGGCAGCCGGGCTGGGGTGCTTGGCGATCTTGATCTTGAGCTTGGTGGGCATCCGGGTTTCCTTCCATGTGAGTGGTGGTACGCCCCATCACCGGGCTGGTGAAGGGAGTGCCTTGCATCTGTCAGGCATGGGACGCACCGAAACCTGACGGCCTACGACTCGGTGAGTGTTTTGCGCAGTTGGGCCAGACCGCGCGAGACGGCTTTCCGTACCGCATCGGCACTGGTCGGCTGGCCTGCGCCGGTCTTGTCGGCGGCGATCTTGGTGAACCGGTCGCCGTGGAGCACATGCAGCTCGATGTACTCGCGCTGCGTCGCAGTCAGCGGACTCAGCAGTTCGACCACCGCGAGGTTGGCCTCGACCTGCTCGGTGAAGTCCGGATCTTCCGAGGCGAAGTAATCCGCGCCCAGCCCGCCACGCTCGTCGTCATCACCGTGGCCGGGTTGGTCGACGGAGATGTCGGAGCGGCGGCGATTATCCAGTTCGCGGTACTCGGCGTACACGTCGTCGAGGTAGGCGCGAGCCCACGTCGGACGCGAAGCCGGGTCGCGTAGCTGGACACGCAGTTTCTCGCTGTCGGGTAGGTCCGGGACGGGTAGGTCGATGGTGTTGCCCCTGGGGGTCAGGTATGGGACGGTGAATTGGTTGTTGAATGCCACGCGAGGGCTTCCCTTCTTGCGAAGGGAGACCCCGTTGAGGGCAACCGACGAGAGGCCGTGGTGTTGAGCGGAAACAGTGACGGGCACCAACCCGACCCGGGGGGTGAACCCGGATACAGGTGGTGCCCGTCAAGCGCTCAACGGAGGTCTCCCGAATACGGGTGAAAAACGCATGCGGGTGTAGGAGGAAGGCGGCCGGCCGGTGGCCGGTACGGCTTTGACCGCCACAGCGGTTGGGCTGTCCTGCCGGATGACGTCTGGCCAGCAGGACAGCCGTGAGGGCTACTTGCCCTTACGCGGCTTGGCCTGAGCCAGCGCCGAGGCTGCGACCGACTTCGTCTTGGCCGAGGTGCGACCGTCGCGCAGCAGTGCGGACGCCTTCTTGGCGACCGGTCGAGACGTCTGCTTCGTGTTTCGTGTACCCATGTCCTTGTTCACCTCCTGCCTCAGTTCGCTCTGACACGGTTACGCGTTCGTGAAGATGAACGCGACAAGAGTGAAGCGGCCTTGTAAGATCGAAGGAACACAGGTTCGCTGTTCGCCCTTGTGGTTCTAGGTTCCCCGATGACGGTTTTCTGATCGGCTGGGAAGCGATGGGCAGCGATGGGTCGCGATGGAGAGGTGGTGCGGTGGATTACAAGTCGAGCTTCCACGCCGTCTTGGCGACGGTGCGCCCGCTGATGAAAGGCACCCGTAACCTTGGCGAGTTCACCGCAGGTCTCATCGACATGGGACTCGTGCCTCGCGGAACCGTCGACGGCGAGAAGACCGCGCTTGAGATGCGCAAGTCAGCGACGTGGAAGGGGTACGCCAACGGGTCTGACCAGCTGCCTACTGTGTTAGCGAGCGAGCTGGCTGGGCGATGGGATCAGTTTCGGTTCGCCAGCAACGTCTCTCAGGCATACGAGGAGTCGGCACTCAATGACCTAGCCGACCGGCTCCACGACCTTGACGAGTCGATCAACAAGGGCAATGTCACCGAAGGTCTAGGCCAGCTGTTCTACAAGGTGTTCACCGAAGCTGCCGGTGAGACCGCTGCCGTAACGGAGCCCCTGACTTTGGCAGACAAGGCCGACCGATCTGGCGTCCCGTACATTGACGAGAAGACGAATCGCCTCAGGCTTGGCGACCGCTCGGTCGCGTTACCGCCGAAGCATCCCACACCGGACACAGTTCAGCCTGCTGAGCTGGGGTATGTTTCGGCGCTCCTGGCCGCGTATTGCGAAGACAAAGCCTGTACCGGCGTTGAGGTGCAGCTGGACGACATCCCGTCGCGTCTGGTTCAACACTTCCAAGAACAGCGCAAAGCGTTCTACCGTGCCGAATGGGTACGAGAAACATCGTGGAACTGCATCCACGATGGGCGGCCATTGTTTGACGAGTTCCTGGAAACGATGCACGCGGGAGTCTCCGACACCAACTTGCGTCAGTACCCCAACGGACTCGAACGCCTCCTCGCGACACTGGCTCAAGCAGCCGCAGTCCAACTCGACGGTGTCCGGCTCGACCAGATCATTGACCTGATCGACGTGTGGAGCCGGAAAGGTTCCTGCCATGAACTGGTCGCCCGGAAGCGGCTGGGATGGGTAGATTGATGCGCGCCACGTCCCTAGACACAAGTTTCGAAGCTGAACTGCGCGGGCTTATCTTGCTGTTCCTGCTCGGAGATGCAGCGGATGCTGACTACCTGGGTGCCCTAGACACCATCACCGTCAACGCCCACACCTTCGGGGTCGGGGCAGAGAACCTCAACGGCACCCACCGACTGGCCAGCGCGGAACTCCACACGCGCACAGTCCTGATGACCCAAGCTCTCCAGCATTTGGCGATCCAAGGATTCGTGACACTACAGCCAGATCGTTCTCCGGCGGCCTTCACGATTACCGCTGAGGGTGAATCAGTCGTCAACCATTTCCGCTCCCGATACGCCGGTCAGTTGTTCGACACCGCGTTGGAGACGATCGAGCGGGTTGGCGACCTGAGCACGAGCGAGCTGGCTCAGATCATCAGGTCAGCGACCCCGGAAGGAGAAACGCGATGACACCAGGCTTCTGGATCAGCAGCATCACCGTGGCCGGGCACCCCACTCGGCGGGACTCCAGCGTCGGTTTCGAATCTGGACTCAACGTCATCTATGGACCGTCTAACTCCGGCAAGTCCTGGGTGCTTCAGTGCATCGACTACGTATTCGGGCTGAAAGCCGACGAGTTCGTCCTCGACGAAAACTCCGGCTACACCGAGGTGCGTATGGGGGTGCGCACCGCGCAGGGCTCACTCACGTTATCGCGCCCCATCGGTGAGGGAGCCAATAACATCGAGGTCTCCAGCACAGACCCACGAATTGAGTCTGGAGTCTACAAGCGTCAATCGTCTGGCCGTTCCTCGCTGCTCAGCTCGGTGTGGCTCAAACTCATCGGCTACGACGCCCCTGAAAACCTGAAAATCATCAAGAATCAAAACCTTGAAACCCAGGCGTTGACGTGGCGCACCTTCTGGCATGCGCTGTACGCGGATGAAGACCGGATCAGCACCAAGAAACCAATCCTTCTCCCTCTTCAGGCCACCGCACAGCCTGCGTTCAAATGCGCCCTAGCGTCACTGATGACCGGCAAGGACTATGCCGCCTACGCTCGTGATGAGTCTGTCGAAACGAGGAAATTGCGTAACAACGCGATCATCGACTACCTCGAGCCGCTACCCAAACAGCTTGAAGAACGAATCGAGTTGATCGACAAAGCACTCGGTAGCAGCGACCCAGCAGAGATTCAGCAGCGCATCGATGAGCTGACCGCAGAACTGGAACGTGTCCAGCAACGCATCACACACGCCACCGTGCAGGGGCAAGACGTCGTCTCACGCCTCCAACAGGTGCGTGACTCGCTGGCGGAATCCCGCAGTCTGCGGAACCGATACGAGGAACTTGCCGCCTCCTACCGTGCCCGCATCGAGCGGTTCGCTTTCGTCGAGGAAGGCCACGCCCTCACCGCACACAGGGAACCGGCAACAACCTGCCCCGTATGCACGCAGGCACTACCACCGGAAGCGCGATCCGCAGTTCCAGAGCCCGATCTGCGTGAACGCCATGACCTAGCTGCCCGACTCAACGATCTTCGTCAAACGATCCATCAGATGGATCTTGAACAGGCACCACTGCAAGAACATGAGCAGGATCTCGCCGCAGAAGCCGAGCGCATTGCCCGGCGCATCAGCGGCGAGTTAGAGCCGCAACTGCAAGCCCTCTCGACTTCGCTTGCCAGTCACAACGCGATCATCGCCATGCAGGCAGAAAGAGAACAGCACCTCGAACGCAAACAAGCCATCGAAGACGAACTTGAAGAACGCAAGAATCGCACATTCCCCAAGGGCAACTTCAATCCGCTCGAAGAATACCCGAAAACGTTCTGGCCGCAGATGGGCACCAACCTGCTCGACGTCCTTGGAGCCTGCGTGTTCCCCAGACTCAAAGATGCCCGATTCTCGCGTGAACTGTTCGATGCTGTCATCAACGGCAAAACCAAAGCGAAGGAAGGGCAGGGCTACCGGTCGTTCGTCAACACCGCTGTCATGCTCGCCCTCCGGGAATACCTCGCCTCCGAGGACGCCACACACAACCCCGGCCTGCTCATTATCGACACCCCACTACTGGGGCTCGACGATCCACAGCTCGACCCCGAGCTTCAAGAAGCCCGTGAAACCATCCCCGCTGCCCTCTATGACTACCTCGCCCTCGAACAAGACGGCGGTCAGATGATCATCGCTGACAACACCAAGTTCATGCCCGACATAGAACCACTAAAGGACCGATGCAATCTCATCGTATTCATGAAACGCGAAGGAGAAGGACGCTACGGCTTCCTGCTCGATGCCCAGGACGAAGACCTGATCGATCTGGAGGGAACAGATGACAACTAACCGCGCCTTCAGCTACAAGCCCCTCTGGAAACTCCTCATCGACCGCGATATGAACAAAACCCAACTTCAAGAACGTGCAGGCATCAGTCCAGCCACCCTGTCCAAACTCGGACGCGGCGGCAACGTCACGACCGACGTCCTTGCCCGCATCTGCGAAGCTCTCGACTGCGACATTGCCGACATCTGCGAGGTCGTCCCCACTGACACGAAGGGAGAGACCGACTAGATGACCGCTCAACGCCTGCAGCTCACCTGGTACAACAAGGACAAGGCTCTCATCCCCACTGAGACCGGCAAGTACGGCTACACGTGGGTTGAACCCTCTGATCCGCGTTACTGCGAAACCCACACCCTCGTGCTGGACGACTATGTGCAAGGCAGCCAGACACCGAAGTCTGACGAGTTCGCCTACTCCGAGCGCGCCGATCTGGAACCTCAGGACGACAACCTGCTCATCCTCGGCGAATCCGGCGACGTCCTAGAGGCCCTCACTAGAGTGCCCGAACTGGCCAAGAAGTATGTGGGGCAGGTGAAGCTGATCTACATTGATCCGCCGTTTAACACCGCGCAAACATTCGCCAGTTACGAGGACAACCTAGAGCACTCTATCTGGCTGACGATGATGCGCGACCGGCTGCTGCACATGAAGAAGCTGCTTACCGACGACGGTTCGATCTGGGTGCATCTTGATGATGTGGAAGTGCACCGGATGCGACTCCTTATGGATGAGGTCTTCGGTGCGGAGAATTTTCAGGCAGAGGTTGTTTGGCAAAAGGCTGACTCTCCGCGGCGTGGTTTGGGATTTTCGGTTGACCAGGATTTCGTCATCGTCTACCGGCGCAGCGAGGCATTCGAGCCAAATAAGGCACTGCGCACAGCGGCTGATAACGCCCGATTTTCCAATCCGGACAATGATCCTCTTGGGCCTTGGTGGGATGACAATCCATCCGGTAATCACGGAGATGGCTCTGGTGGTATGTGTTACGCGATTCAGAATCCTTTGACCGGGGAGATGATGCGTCCACCCAAAGGCGCCAGTTGGAGGTACTCGCAACAGCGCATTCTCGCCGGCTTACAGGGATGGGTGCCGTACCGGTTGGAGAACCTGCATGACGCAGAATGGCGTGCCTCCAACGAGGGAGTTCCTCGCGAGAAGGCGTCCGATGACGTGTGCGCGCTCGTCCTAGATGTCTCGCTCAATGAAGCACGTGAACGGGTCGCGGCACGGCGAACTTCGGGCGAGCCACTGCCCGAGATCCTGATCCGATCAACGGGAGGAATCGGTCGAAAGGCGTATATCCCCACCGATGGAAATAATCCTCGAACGTGGTGGGAAAACAAGGACGTAGGCCACAATCGCGCGGCCAAGTCCGAACTGAAGGCTCTGTTCCCGATTCTTACCCCTTTTGACACACCGAAACCTGAGCGCCTCCTTGAGCGCATTATTCACACCGGATCAAACCCTGGCGACATCGTCCTGGACGTGTTTGCTGGTTCCGGGACGACGGCGGCGGTGGCGCAGAAGATGGGGCGGCGTTGGGTGACGTGTGAGTTGTTGGAGTCGACGTTCACGACGTTCACGCGCCCTCGCCTGGAGAAGGTGCTCAACGATCAAGACCCGGGAGGGATAACCCGGACGAAGGGCGAACGAGTCGACGCTACGGAAGATGGGCTGCCTGATGGTGTCTCGCCGGAGGACGCCGCGAAATTCACGAGCGTGCTCAACAAGCTGATCAAGGACGACCCGGAATTAAAGAAGAGCGTCGAGGTGAAGACACTGAAGGCTGCCTCGAAGACCAGGCGCACGAAGGAAGTGCTGAACTGGCGTGGTGGCGGCGGCTTCCAGGTCGCCCATCTGTCGCCTGCGTGTTTCGACTACGCCCCTGAACTGGACAGGGTGATGCTGACGGCGGCCGCGACCGGACAGACCCTGATCGAGTCGGTGGCTGCCAACCTCGGGTTCACACTGTTGCACCCGGATGATGACTATATTTTTGATGCCCGCCGTGGCAATGCCTTGTTGAAGGTGGTGGAGGGTGTCGCCACGACCGAGATCGTTGACTGGCTTGCTTCCCAAATCCAGCCCGGCGAGACAATCATGCTGGCCGCCACCACGGTGATGGACGGCGTTCGCCAGCATCTGCGCAAACTGGTGAAGGGGTCGCGGGTGGTCGCATTGCCCGATGATGTGTTTCGGTACAGCGAAGGTGGTGACCAGTGATGGCGAACAAGCTCAACATCAGTTTTGACTCGGACATGCTGGAGTCGATCAGTGCCGAGTTCGACCTGCGTGCTCCGAACAAGGAAGCACTGCGCCAGCTGGTCTTCACTCTCGACGGTGACTATGACCCGACCGTGATGCAGGTGCTCAACCTCGCTACGGGCGTGGGCAAGACCTACTTGATGGCGGCGTTTGTAGAGTATCTGCGCCGCCAAGGAGTCGGCAACGTCGTGATCGTCACCCCAGGCAAGACGGTGCAGGCCAAGACCGTGCAGAATTTCACGCCCGGCACGCCCCGCTACATCACCGGCGCGGCGGTGCCGCCCGAGGTGGTGACCCCACAGGACTACTCGGCGTGGATCGCCCGGCAGAACGGCCCGGCCCGACTCGCGTTCGGCCGTGAAGTGCCAATGCTGGCGTTTATCTTCAACATTCAGCAGCTCATCGCGCCGAAGGAAGCCGGGGGTGACACCCACGGTGGTACCCAGGACGCGATGCGCCGTAAGCCCCGCCGGTTCGATGAGAACGCCGGCGTGCTCTTCAACTACCTGAAGAACCTCGATGATCTGGTTGTGATCGCCGACGAATCCCACCTGTACGGGTCCAGCGCGGTCGCGTTCAATGCAGCGTTGAAGGAACTCGACCCAGCAGCGGCGATCGGGTTGACCGCGTCGGTGGACAAGGCCACCGATCACGTCATTTACGAGTACCCGCTCTACCGCGCCATCCAGGACAAGTACGTCAAGGCCCCGGTGTTGGCGTTCCGCAAGACTGGATATGGCACCGATGAAGCCTCCGAAGAGCAACAGTTGCGGGACGCTCTGCAGCTACGTGCGATCAAGCAGGCCTACTACGACTCGTACACGGCTTCCCAGAACCGCGAGCATGTGAACGCGGTCGCTTTCGTGGTCTGCTCCGAAGTGGAGCACGCCACCCAGGTTGCTGAGCTGTTGCGCACGCCGGAGTACCTCGGCCGGGAATCGGCTGTGCTGCAGGTGGACTCCAAGCACGAGGATGAGTTGACCCAACGCCGCCTCGACGAATTGGATCAGCCCGAATCGCCTGTGCTGGCAGTGGTTAGCGTGAACAAGCTCAAGGAAGGCTGGGACGTCAAGAACATCGCCGTCGTGGTCACGCTGCGGGCGATGGCCTCGGAGGTGTTGACCCAGCAGACCATGGGACGTGGCCTGCGTTTGCCGTTCGGGAAGTACACGGGCGTGTGGCAGATCGACCAGCTCGATATCATCGCTCACCAGTCCTTCGCCGAATTGTTGAACGCCGAGAACGTGCTGCAGCAGTTCGGATTGGACGAAGCTGTCCCCGAACCCGACAAGGCCAAGGTTGAGGAGGCGATTCGCAAAGCCGCCGAACAATCCAACTCGGATACAGGCACAGACTCGACCGGCGGTCAAGCATCGACTACGACTATTCCGTGGCCTGGTGCTGGTACCAGTGGTGCTAGCACCGGTGGCGTGGAACCGTATCCGGGCACCGTTCCCATCGGCGGCAGTGATTCCCCGGGTGCGGGTTTGCCCGGTGTCGGGGTTCGTACCATCAGTGAGCAGGAGGATGAGCCCACCTGGGAGTTGGTTTCGATCGGACGGAACCCGAGCTTTGCTGACGTGTCCTACCGATTCCCGGTGACGACGATGACTGTGCAGCAGCCGCCCATTGACCTGTCCGAAATCAGTGACGCCGTGATCGAGCAAGCGGCGCGTCGGGTCACCTCTGCTGGGGACGTACTGCTGCGCAAAGAGATCATTGCCGCCCTAGGCAAGAAACTGCGGGCGGAGGATCGAGAAAGCGCCGAAGTCGACTCCGTCCACGTCGACGACGCCGATGCCGAGGAGGCGCTGGTCAAACTGGTGATCAACATGTCGCTGGTGCCCAAAACCGAACAGACCGCCCGCTACGTCGCCACGTTCCTGGTGCCGAAGTTCATGCGCGCCGTGACGTTCACCGGCTGGACCGTCAAATCCCTCGACTCCGCCCGCGCCGAACTCCTAACGCTGATCAAGAACTACACAACCGAGACACTACGAGCCACCCGCGAAGTGCCGACCATACACCCCAGGCAGATGCCAGGCACCGGCTACACGCTCCCGTTAGGTGAGAAGGTGCATGACCAGATCGAGAGCCGTGACCAGTTCGTGCGAGGCCGGGTCTACGGCGGCTGGTTCAAGTCGCTATTCGCCGAGGAATCCTTCGACTCCTTCACCGGCGAATACCAGCTTGCTCGCCTGCTCAACACGTCGCCGGGGATCGTGTGGTGGCATCGCCTGCATCCGCAAGACCAGGCGTTCGTATACTACAACGCGAAAGACCGCTACTTCCCCGACTTCGTAGCCTTGGACACCAACGGGGTGCATTGGATCATCGAAGGCAAGGACGAGCGCGGCCGCGATGACGCCAGGGTGCAGGCCAAGCGTAAGGCTGCCGAGGCGTTGGTGCGCCGGTTGGTGGCTGAGGATGCCTACGCCGGTCAACACTGGGGCTATCTGATCGCCTACGAGCAAGACACCGCCCGTGCCGACTCGTGGGAAGACCTGAAAGCCTTCGCCAGCCCGGTCAGCAACGCCCTGTAG